GCGCCAACACTAGCGCGGCGCCAACAGAAGTATCTTTGTCCCTAAATCTGGCTTTATAGCTGACAGCGTTTACAAGCGCTTCCAGCGCCTCGCGCAATTTCTGGCTCATTACTCCCCCCTTGCCGCGTCCGAAAACCAGTGTTCGATCCAGTTCGACAGTCCGAGATACGACCGGCCTACCTTGCTATCCTCTCCGTGCTTTTCTCGCACAGCAGCGCGGAACTCATCCAGTGTCCCAAGGAAACAGCCGCGAGAAACCTTGATTCCAACTTCGCACCGAAACGCAGTCAGTGTTCCGAATTCTGAACCGACGCCCTGTGCGCAGAAATAATCGCTTTGCAGTTGCACCCGCGCATCGCCGTACACCTGCGCATTGCCGGACACCCACGCATCGCCGGACACCTCCGCATCGCCGGACACCAGCGCATTGCCGTACACCCGCGCATCGCCGGACACCAGCGCATCGCCGTACACCCGCGCATTGCCGGACACCTCCGCATCGCCGGACACCCGCGCATCGCCGGACACCAGCGCATCGCCGTACACCCACGCATTGCCGTACACATCAAGGTTGGCCTCAGACTGAATCCAGCCGCCAATGTCGCCCTTGACCACTACGCCGAAGTTTTCGGTGGCGCGAATTTGCTTGAGGGTAATGCAAAGATGAACTTTGGTCTTGCCTGTGAACTCGTATTTCATTTTATCTTCTCCCTTGCCGCGTCAATTGCGGCGTCAGCGTTCTTGTACAGCGTCCGCAACTCGTCTAGATGCTCGGGGGTCATTTCTTTTTCTCCTGCAACATTTCGTCCAGCTTCTTGTTGACCAACTCTTGCACGCGCTTTCCCGTCTCAGAGGCCGCAACCTCTTTTGCAACGCTCGCCCCGGCCATCAGGTACATGGTGGACTTGCTTGGGATAAGCACCGAAATTGAGCAAAGGGCTATTGCAGCAATGCCCAAGCGGGTTCCTAATGTTTTGAATTTCACGCTATCTGAATCAAACGAATCCCCGGCTTTAAGAAAAAAGACAGCCATTGAAAAGCCAAAAATTATTGCAAAGATTACTAAAAACACGGCGATGTTAGAAGCCACATCCGCCAGGTAGAAAAACAGTTCAATGCTCATTGCTCCACCTCTCCAATAACTGGATTCCTCGTCCGCTTGCAAGCTATGCGCAAGGCTTCTTCAGAGTCCGTTGCATTGATGATGTACACCGGCACCAGGTGTGCATAGTGATCGTCGCCGGAGATGCGCACCGGCATTAGCTGCTCGTACACTTGGAACGATTTCTTCCTGAATTCATCGGTCATTTGACGATCCCTTCCTCAAAAATGACTGCCACGGTACGAACAAACGCACTTAGCCATTTGTCACGCTTTTCCTCTTTGCTCAGTCCACCGGATTTACCGTCTATCTCGTCGTGGCATTTCTGGCAGACATAGGCAACGTAGTAATCCGGGGACTTGTGGCCCATGCCTCTACCGTGCGCTAGGCTGTTGGAGTGCGCTGCGACGGTCGTTCCTACGCTCCCGCACAGAACGCAGGGCCGGTCTTTTGCTCCCTGCAACAGCTTGGCGTTTCGGTAGGTCATGGTCAGAACGGGATATCCGAGTCCATGTCGTCAGCCTTGCCCTTCGGTGCAGGCTTTGCCGGTGCCTTCTCCTTCGGCTTGTACGTGTTTACCGCCGCGTACCAGCGCCCCGACTTGGCCTCCTTCACATCCAGATTGACCCATTCCTCCCCCGCCTTGTGCTTGGCACGAAGCCAGACGCCAAGATCCTCGACCTTGATGCTGATCGACGCTTTCACAAAGTCGGGCGCACGCTCATGCGGTGCCTTGACGATCAGACCGTCCACAAACTCGATTTCTTCGCTCATGCCGTTTTCCTCTGGTTGACTGCTTTCATTGCCGCACGCTCTTTCGAGTCGAACCGGCTCCACAACGCAACGCGGTGATCCGCGCTCAATTCCTGTTCCTCAAGCACCGCCAGCGCCGACGCAGGGCCGCGCTCGTTCATCTCGGCACGTACCCCGTCAGCGACGTTCTGCAAGTGCGCCTGCGTGGCCGCGTCCAGGCTGTCCCATACGTCCTTTGTGATAGGCTTAGCGGCTGCGGGTGCGTCTTTAGCCGTGGTCGCGTCCAGAGCGTCATGCTCGACAATCTCCATCGCCGTAACCCACAGATAGCGGCGCTGGTAAGTTTCAACCGCGCCGATGTTCTGGACTTCGTGGCACCCTTTCAAAGCCGCTGAACCCATCGGGGAGGTAATAGCGATGGAGTCGCCTTTGTCAGTGTCGGTAATCGTCAGCGTGGCGAGGTCTGCGGTGTAGCCAACAACCCCGCACAGCCCGAGTTCTGCGAAGATTTCCTGAACGACCGGCAGGAAGTCGCCTAGTTCAAAGTAGTCATAGCCCGCGAACTTGTTGTGACCCGACTTCGACAGTTTGCGGGCTTGCAGCATCAGCCGGGCTTGCATCAGTTTCTTGTGTACGCTCATCGTTGATCTCCTGTTCTTCTTGCCATTGGCCTACGGTCTGCCACCATTGAAGGGCGCTCACGCAGCCCTCTTAAGCACTCTCGGCTTCCACTGGAAAACCTCCGGCAGCGGCTCGGGCAGTCGCTGAACCCGGTTCGCCTTGTGCATCACATAGCGCCGCCCCATCCATTGCTTCGCCGCTTCCAGCTTGGCCTTGTGGTTGTTCGTGCGCTGCGCCCGCTCCGTGCGCTCCGAGGCCTGGCGGATGAGGATTTCGCGTATCGGCTTGGCGTAGTCGATATTCATGCGTCGTCGCTCCCGAAAAGTTCTTCCTCTGCCTCGCAGCGCAAATCGTCCATCCAGTGATCGCGGGCTTGCGCTTTGGCCTGCTTCTGGATGCGGCACAGCGCGGCCAGAACCGCACGGGTGGCGATTTCGTCCCCGTCAACGGCTTTGTCCAGTTCCATCAAAGCCGCGTGCAGGTCGTGGCCGGTGCGGAGTTCTTCGTCCAGTACCGGCACCATCCACTCAGCCAATCCAATGCGTTCGGCAAGGCAGGCTTCGGCGTGGTGTTCAATCTCGGATTCTTGCTGCGGCGTGAGGTAGTCGCCAACGTCGCTCAGGACTTCTGCGAGGTCAGCGGGCATTGCGCTCGGCATGGTCAGGCGGTCCATCTGTCTCTCCTTCGTGCCTCTTGATTGAGGCGATGAATGAATCGTAAAGACTAATTTACCTAACGTCAATAGTTTTTTACCTGCCGGGCGAAAATATATTTAAGCGGTTATGCGGAAAAAGGCTTTACATGCCGGTAAAATGTGTGCTACGGTTCTGCCATGAACTACGCTCAACTTATCGAACACTTCGAGACTCCCTCTGCCGCAGCGCACGCAATTGGTGTTAGCAGGCAGCTTGTGAACTATTGGAAAAAAGGCATTCCTGCTAAGCAGCAATTGAAGATCCAGATTTTGACGAAAGGCGCTCTGCAAGCTGACGCTGAAGCATTGGCGCTTGCCAAAAGCTACGCGGAAATTCTGGCCGCATGAGTTCAACCCGCCGCTTTGAGCTTCTCCTCGCTCGGTTTAAAGCGAATCTCCGGCCTGCGCGTGCGGGCGCGATCTTGCCGGGGCATTTTTTGGATATGCTGCGCGAACTGCGGATTAATTGGTACCGCATGCAAATGCAGACCTTAGACGAGGACAGGGCGTATTGGTGGGGGCGCATGCGCGATGAAATCAGTCAGCGCAGCCCTGAGCAGGTCGCCAGGATGGAGCGGGAAAGGGGGCTTGCATGAGCGGCTGGATTAAGTTCGAGAAGGACTTGCTTACCGATCCGCGCGTGATCCGGATTGCTCGGGTTCTTGCCGAAAAGTGGCAAATGTATGAGGAAGAACCGGGTAACGAGGTGTTCGGTGGTGGTAACGCTGCACCGTTACCGGCTGTAACGCTGGTGTGTGGTGCGCTTGTACGCATCTGGTCTTTAGCAGACACGCACATTGATCCGGACAACGTTTTGCCGCTTGGAATTGACGAGCTTGATGAGGTTGTCGGACTGCCCGGATTCTGTGCTTTATTGCCCGCTGATTGGCTTGTTCCCGTTGACGAGCATTCGGTAGAACTGCCTGAATATCATGCACATAACGGCACTGAAGCCAAGAAAAGGGCTGTAACGCAGAAGCGTGTCAGTAGGCACCGTGCTAAAGCGTTACATGATGGTAACGGTCGAGCGTTACCAGACCAAGACCAAGACCAGACCAAGACCAACACCAAAGAGAAGGCCAAGGCGGTCGCCCCGAAAGCGACCGCTGGCTTTGAGCAATTCTGGCAAGCCTACCCAAAGCGCATTAGCAAAGGCCAAGCTGAGAAGGTTTGGCAAAAGCTTTCCCCTGACGAGCGTCTTACCGCTGAGATCCTGCAAGCGGTGGAAAGTGCCAAGACTCGGGCGGATTGGCAGAAGCAGGACGGGCAATTCATCCCTTACCCGGCCACATGGCTTAACGCGCGAGGATGGGAGGACGCCCCAAGCGTGACCCTCCCGAAGCCTGCGCTACAGGTGGCGGTATGAGCGCCGACAACGAAATCCGCGCTGCCGAGCTGATGCAGTCCGTGGAACTCACCCCATGCGACCCGCAGGCGTTTCAAGGGCTGCTGACGCGGCTATGGAACGAGGGAATGCCTCCGGGTGATCGTCCCGGCTGGCCGAGCGTGGACAAGCTTTACACCGTGGTTCCGGGGCAATTGACGATCGTTACCGGGTGGCCTGGATCTGGCAAATCGGAATGGCTTGATGCCTGCTTGCTGAACCTGGCGCGGCAAGGTTGGAAACTGGCGATTTTCTCCCCGGAGAACCAGCCGACCGAACTGCACGTAGCCAAGTTCGTTGAGAAGTTTTTGGGAAAGCCGTTCGGAGCGGGGCCGAGTGAGCGGGCAACGCTGGATGAGGTTGACGATGCTCTATCAGCAATGCGCGACTGGTTCGCGTTTCTTTGCCCTGCGGCTACCAGTGCAAAGCTGACGTTCGGCGTTGAGGAAATTCTAGGCGCTTCCGAGGCGCATTTCCGGCTGGCCGGTGCGTGGAACGACCCGCACGCAAAGCGCGGTTTGGTGATTGATCCGTGGAACGAAATCGAGCATCTGCGCCCTGCTGGGCTGAGCGAAACGGAGTACATCAGCGCCACGCTTTCTAGGGTTAGGGCGTGGGCTAGGGCGATGCGCGTGCATGTTTGGATTGTTGCCCACCCGCAGAAGCTTCGCAGGGACGACAACGGAAAACTCCCGATTCCGAGGCCGGACAGCATTTCGGGGAGCCAGCACTGGTGGAACAAAGCTGACAACGCGATCACGGTATGGCGGGCGCTGGACGACCCGGACAGCCAGGAGGTCCATGTCCACGTTCAAAAGGTGCGTTTTAAGCACGTTGGGAAGGTAGGAGTCGCTGAGTTGCGCTACGACCGAGTGACGGGGCGCTATCACGAATCCTTGAAAGCGGTAAGCGGTTACGCGCAAAGGTACGCCGATGAGTGACTTTGCCTGCCGCGTGCGCTACCGCAATGGCGACCAAGAAAAGGTGTTTGAAATCCCGCTAGGTCGCGATCCGTTTGAGGTCATGGAACGGGCGCGGGCAAAGCTGTTCCCCGAAGTCACAGCGGAGCAGATCGCTGCTAACTCAGCGCGGCTGGAAGCGATTCTTGCGACGAGGCCCAAACGTAAGGAGGAAAAATGAATTACGTTGATTTTGTGCAGAAGAAGTTTGCTGCGATTCAGCCGTGCGGGTTTGACGTTGACGAAATGCCGCCCTCGCTATTTCCTCATCAGTCTGATCTTGTTCGATGGGCAGTAAAACGTGGTCGAGCCGCTATCTTTGCGGATACAGGCTTAGGGAAGTCTCGCATGCAGCTTGTATGGGCTGATGCTGTTGCCAAGCATACGGGCGGAGATGTTTTGATCTTGGCCCCGCTTGCGGTTGCGCAGCAGACTGTGGCAGAGGGTGCAGAGATTGGCATCAACGTCACTCACTGCCGCGAGGCATCTGATTTGCGGCCCGGAATCAATATCGCTAACTATGAGCGCGTTCACAAATTTGATGCGCCGTTTGCCGGGGTGGTGCTTGATGAGTCATCAATCATTAAACACCACGACGCGAAAACCTTTCGCATCTTGACTGAGCGGTTTTCTCAAACGCCTTACAAACTATGCGCGACCGCAACCCCTGCGCCTAACGATTGGACAGAACTAGGCACGCATGCAGAGTTTCTTGGTATTTGCAGCCGCACTGAAATGCTCGCGGAGTTTTTTACTCATGATGGTGGTGAAACCTCTGTATGGCGGCTGAAAGGTCATGCGCGGCATATTTTTTGGAAATGGGTGGTGAATTGGGGGGCGCTGATTCGCAGACCGTCAGACCTTGGACATGATGACAGCGCATATGAGCTGCCGCCATTGCACTTGGTGGAGCATACGGTTGACACCTCTATGCCGACCAGTGGCTATCTGTTTGCGATGGAAGCGCAGACCCTGAGTGAGCGCCGAGATGCACGCAGATTCAGTCTTGATGATCGAGTAAAAGCGTGTGCTGATGCCGTAAACGGTGACGTTCAGCCGTGGGTAGTGTGGTGCGACCTAAACGCAGAGGGTGATGCTTTGCGTGCTGCGATTCCTGGTGCTGTTGAGATTCGCGGCAGCGATGATGCGGAAACCAAGGAGCGCCGGTTAGTTGATTTTGCAGAAGGTCGCATTCGCGTTCTGATCACGAAACCAAGCATTGCCGGGTTTGGTTTGAACTGGCAGCACTGCGCACGCATGGCTTTCGTTGGGGTGACAGATTCGTTTGAAGCCTACTATCAAGCAGTGCGCCGCTGCTGGCGCTTTGGTCAGGAGCGACAGGTTAACGTGCATGTATTCGCTTCCGAAAGCGAGGGCGCGATTGTGGCAAACCTGAAGCGCAAGGAAAAAGACGCTATCGCAATGTCCGAAAGCCTAAGTGCGGAAACACGCGATGCACTTTTCGCAAGCATCAAGAGCGCGATGAAGCAGACAAACGACTATCGGGCAGATGCGCGGGTGCGCGTCCCCTCATTCTTGGAGGCAGCATGAACTGCATTGATCAGGTGGTTTCTGAAAAGTGGGCGGCTTATCGCGGTGATTGCGTCGATGTGTTGCGTGGTTTACCAGATCATTCCATTGGCTACAGCATATTTTCGCCGCCGTTCTCTAGCCTGTACACATACAGCAATAGTCCGCGTGACATGGGGAACTGCAAAACGGATGCAGAGTTTTTTGAGCATTTCGGTTTTCTTGTAGATGAGCTTGTGCGGGTGATGAAGCCGGGTCGCGAGGTGTCGTTTCACTGCATGCTGATGCCGACATCCAAAGAGCGCGACGGATACATCGGCCTGCGGGACTTTCGCGGGGATCTGATTCGGGCATTTCAGTCCAAGGGGTTTATTTATCACGCAGAAGTGTGCATCTGGAAAGACCCTGTAACTGCTATGCAGCGAACAAAGGCTCTAGGCTTGCTGCATAAGAGCGTGCGTGGAAATGCGGCCATGAGTCGGCACGGCATCCCGGACTACCTTGTCACTATGAGATCGCCGGGAGAGTGTGAGCGAGTTACACACACGCCGGAAGATTATCCGGTTGCTAAGTGGCAAAAGGTCGCTTCGCCGGTCTGGATGGACATTGATCCGAGCGAAACGCTGCAATATCGGAGCGCGAGAGAGAACGACGACGAGCGCCACATTTGCCCCCTACAGCTTGAGGTCATTCGCAGGGGCATAGACCTGTGGACAAATCCTGACGACATCGTTCTGAGTCCGTTTATGGGAATTGGCAGCGAGGGCTATGTGGCGCTTGAAATGGGGCGGCGTTTTGTGGGCGTTGAACTGAAGGACACCTATTTTAAGCAAGCTGTTTCGAATCTTGATCAGGCAACAAAGTTAACTCAAGACTTGTTTCAAACAGCCGCATGAAAAGAAATCACACAGGCCACCGAATAGGAGAGTGGCACGGCAAAGCGCGGCTGACTGACGAGCAGGTAGCCAAGATGCGAAGAATGTACAAGCCTGGGATTGTGGGCTATCGGCTGCTGGCAAAGGAGTTTGGGTGCGGTGAATCAACTGTTAGGGACATATGCACGTACAGGACGCGGCCATGATTCCAACCGTCAAGCATTCCTTGACAGTTTGCCCCGTCTGCGAAGAACGCCGAAACGCAGGCCAAAACGCCGCGCAGTCCAGGCGGGCAGACGAAATCATCGGGCGTAAACCTAAACGCAAGGGGGTGCGGTGATCGTCGCCTCCTTCGGTGGTGGCGTGAACTCGACGGCGATGCTTATCGGCATGGTTGAACGCGGTGAACGCTGCGACTTGATTCTTTTCGCGGATACGGGAGGCGAGAAGCCGCACACATACGCGCATGTGCTGGAGTTTTCGGAGTGGCTTGTCGCGCATGAGATGCCAAATATAACCACGGTGAAATCGCCCACCGTGACGCTTGAGCAGGATTGCTTGACAAGGCACGCATTGCCTTCAGTAGCTTACGGCTTCAAGACCTGTTCGCAACGGTTTAAGGCTGCGCCACAAGAAAAATTTTTGAACGGGCTTGGGGTCAAGGAATACACAAAGCTAATTGGCTTTGACGCAGACGAGCCGCAGAGGGCCAAGCCTTACCCCGGCAACCGTTACCCGCTGATTGAATGGGGATGGGGCCGCGATGAGTGCATTGAAGCCATCACTCGCGCTGGCGTGACACAACCCGAAAAGTCTGCCTGTTTTTTTTGCCCGAGCAGCAAGAAACCGGAAATCATGGAACTGCGCCGCCAGTATCCAGAGCTTGCAGCGCGTGCTGTGGCAATGGAGAAAAACGCGGAACTAACAAGCGTTAAAGGGCTTGGCCGCTCATTCGCTTGGGGCGATTTATACGCTGCCGACGATGCACAGCAAAAGCTATTTCCAGAAGTGCGCATAGAGCAGGACTGCGGCTGTTATGACGGATAACGCACAAGGAGACAGCAATGCAACTCGCGATTGATTTCTTTGAACGTCCCAAGTGCGTAGTGCCTGAAGCAAACACGCTGCAAGGAAAGCTGCTACGCGCCATGCAGTCGGGTGAGCGCCTGACGCCGATCAGCGCATTGGAGGGCTATCAGTGCTTCAGCCTGTCGCAGCGCATAGGCGAATTGAAGCGCATGGGCTGGCCGATTCAGAGCCGCATGATTGAAGTTCCGAGCGGCAAGCGCGTTGCGGAGTATTGGCTGTGAACCGCTCCTTCCCCATAGGCAACAGCCGCGACGCGATGAAGCGTGCGCTTAACCTGCTATCCGCCCTGCTGCTGCGTCCAGAGGACGATTACGAACTTGTCCTTCGCAAGCGCGTTGACGAAAAGACCAGAGAGCAGGAAAAGCGCTATCACGCGATGCTTAACGACATAGCTAAGCAATGCACGCACCTGAACAAGATGCTTGACGCGCCCGCGTGGAAGCGGCTTTGCATTGACCAGTTCCGCCGCGATTCTATGGACGACCCGAAGCTGGCGGAGTATTGGGCACGTAACGAAATCCGCCTTATCCCGTCGCTGGATGGCTCTGGAATCGTTGTGCTTGGTGAGCAGTCAAGAAAGTTTCCCTTGTACGTTGCTTCGGCGTTCATCGAATGGCTGTTTTCTTACGGCGGAGAAAATGAGGTTATCTGGTCTGACCCGACAGAACCGCCTATTGAGGTCTATGAACACGATGCGCGGAGGGCGGCATGAAACAGCCTTATCTCGTTGGTGAAGCACTCCCGCAGTCCAAGCTAAATGAAAAGCTTGTTCGGATGATTCGGGAGGAACACGCGGCCAAAGAAAAGGCCAAGCGGGAACTAGACGCGAAGCACTCAGCGCAAGCGATAGCAGACCGCTATCAAGTCAGCGTGAACACGATTCACAAGGTTATCACTTATGCGACATGGAGGCATGTGCTGTGAGCGACATAACCAAATGCCCCGGCAGGTATTGCGCGGTCAAGGAACAGTGCTACCGCTACACCGCGCCAAGCAACGAGCATTGGCAGTCCTGGAGCGCGTATTACTTGGCGGTGCGTGCAGAAAATGAACCGTGCATGAACTTCCTGCCAAACGCGGCTATCAAGAATGCACCGAAGGAAGCGGCTTGAGACGCGCCGCCAAAATAGACGCCGTGCAGCCTGAAATCGTTGAGGCGCTGCGTGCCGTGGGCGCGACGGTTTACTACATCAAAGAGCCTGTGGATCTGCTGGTCGGCTATCGAGGCCGCACGGTTGTCCTTGAATGCAAATCAAAGAACGGCACGCTTAGGCCAAGCCAAGAAAAATTCT